ACAAGAAACTGGTGGTACTAAAACGCATACATTAACTATAGATGAAATTCCAGCTCATACCCATGATGTAACAATGAGTACAAGTGATACTGATAATAATAATTTATCAGAAGGTGATACATCAGGAACTTCTAGTTTTACTACATCTTCAACAGGTGGTGGACAAGCACATAATAACTTGCAACCTTATATCGTTGCATACATGTGGAGAAGAACTGCGTAATGGCAACCTTTCAAGTATTAAATCCGAGAGGAATGATTAAAGATACTAACGATACTGTATTGCCTAATGAATTTTTTTCACATACACAAAATGCTAGATTTGAAGATAACGCAGCTAAGAAAATATTAGGTCAAGACCAAGTATTTGGCACACCTTCAGTAGCTCCTTATTTTGCTTTAAATTGGTCTACAGGTGCTAATAACTATTGGTTTTATGCTGGATCAGCTAAAATTTATAGATGGAATGGTTCTAGTCATGAAGATTTTACAAGAACATCAGGTGGAGATTATTCTACTAACTTGACTGCTTCAGGCAACTGGACTGGTTCTGTGTTTAATGGACTAGCTATTTTAAACAATGGAGTAGATGAACCACAATGTTTAGCTACAACAGGTGCTAGTAAGTTTACTGATTTAACTAATTGGCCATCAAATACAACTTGTAAAGTAATAAGACCTTTTGGTAATTACTTAATAGCTTTAAACATGACTGAATCTTCTGTTAACTATCCTAATAAAGTTAGATGGGGAGATGCAGCAGAAAACCTTACACTACCTAGTTCTTGGACAGCATCTAGTACAAACGATGCAGGTTCAGCAACAGTAGGCGATGCAGGTGAATTTATTGTAGATGGATTTCCACTTAAACAATCTTTTATAATATATAAAGAAAACACTACATACATCATGACTTTTACTGGTGGTAATCTAGTATTTGATATTAAGAAACTATTTGATGACTCAGGTGTTTTATCAAGAAACTGTGTAGCAGAATTTAATGGTAAACACTTTGTAGTAACTAATGGTGATCTTATTGTTCATAATGGTGTATCTAAAGAATCTGTTGCTAGTACAGTTGTTAAAAGAACTTTATTTGAAGAAATAGACAGCACTAATTATGCAAACATATTTGTAACACATAATAAACAAAAGAATGAAATATGGGTATCTTAGTAGGATCAACTTATTGCAACAAAGCCTTAATATGGAACTATAATACAAACTCATTTAGTTTCAGGGAATTGCCTGATATTTTACATATAGCATTAGGCATAGTAAATCCTGGCGTATCAGCAGTTGTATGGTCAGATCAATCACAAAGTTGGGATTCCTATAGTACTACTGAAAACTGGGGTCAAAGAAACTATAATCCTACAGAAACCAGTATCTTAATGTCTAGCACAGGAGATACTAAACTCTATAGAGGAGATAATGGATTTGATTTTGCTGGGGATAACTTTACTATGATTTTGGAAAGAAAAGGATTAACCCTTGATGGTAATACTAATACTGTAAAACAAGTAAAAAAGATTACCCCAAGATTTTCTAGTACAGGTTCTGCTGAAGTATTTGTAGGAAGTTCTATGACTCCTGATGGTACATACACATACAAAACACAACAAACCATAAACCCTGACACACAAAACAAGGTAGATGCTAGAGCAACAGGTAAATACATAGCTATTAAGTTTCAAAACACAACGGCTACAACTTTTGAATTAAACGGATATGATATAGAATATGAGGTAATAGGAGAACGCTAAATGTCACAAGCACCTAAATATACGCCTAATCCAGTGCCTGATAATCCTGAAGATTTACCACAATATTTATTACAAGAATTTCAAAAAATACAAGGAGCATTAGAAGAAAACCCTATAGCTTTTATAGAAGAAAAGAATGTAGAACCTAGTAGGGTAAAGCAAGGCGATATAGTTTATGCTGATGGCACTAACTGGAATCCAGGACAAGGGGAAAACCTATATTACTATGATGGTACTGTATGGAGAGCATTTGCAGGTGGTAGTGGTGCAGGTGATTTTGGTTTCTTTTATGATACAACTGACCAAACACCAACTTTAGCAAATACAGCTTATCCCATAACTTTTGATAGTTCAGCCGATAAACAAGGTATAAGCATTGATGGCACAGATTCAAGTAAACTTAACTTTACTCATACAGGTAAGTATCATGTAAGTTTTCATGCGACTTTATCATCAGGAAGTGCTAGTACAAAAACTGTATATTTCTTTCCAAGGATAAATGGAGTAACCACTTCTCAGTCTACTATGATTTCTACACTACATGAAAATGCAGAGAAGAAAATAATATCTAGGAATGGAATATTTAGCATAACAGCAGGGCAATACTTACAAGCATTTTGGGCAGCAGACAGTACTGACGTAGAACTACAACATAATGCAGCTACAGCATTTGCCCCTGAAACCCCATCTGTTACACTCAGTATTGTACAGGTAAGTCAATAGGAGATAGCTATGAGCTTATATATATCAGGAATACCATCGGATAGAATTAATGAGGTTTGGGAAGACTGCGAACCTTATATAGAAATGGGTAATGGTAAGAGTAGAGATGAAATGTCTGTTATGGATATTTATAAAAGATTATCAGAAGCTCGTATGCAACTGTGGTTAGTGTTTGATGATGATAAAGAAATTATCTCGGTACTTACTACAGAGATTATAGAATACCCTAGAAAGACTACTTGTAGAATAGTTACTCTAGGTGGACAAGACTTAGACTTATGGGCAGAACAGTTATTAGAAACCATAGAGGAATGGGCATTAGAAAATGGTTGCGTAGCAATGGAAACAGTTTGTCGTAAAGGATTTATAAAGAAATTAGAGAGATTTGGGTATGAAAACGCATACACAGTTCTCGTAAAAGAACTCACAACAATACATTAGAGGTACATTATGAGTAAAGGAAGTGGAACTAATACAGTTACAAAAGATGCAGAACCATGGGAAGGACAAGCTCCTTACCTAACAGATTTATATTCTCAAGCACAAAATCAGTTTAGACAAGGGCCTTTGCAATTTTATCCTAATAGATTAACAGCTTTACCAAGTGATACTACTTTACAAGCTGAACAAATGTTAGAACAAACTGCACTTGGTCAACAATCAGCTTTAACAGACAATATAACACCTGCATTTCAAGGCTCATTAATGAGTCCTTATCAAGCATTTACTGATCCTTTATTACAGCAATCTTTAGCAGCAGGTTTAAGACCCATTGAAGAAAGTACCTCAAGATTACTTCAACAAGCTCGTAGAGATGCTACAGGAGCAGGACAGCTCGGTGGAACTCGACAAGGAATACTAGAATCTGAAGTATTAAAAGATATGTTAACTAAACAATCAGATGTTGCATCTAAGTTGTATGGTGATGTATATGGAGATATAACTAAATCAAGAACAGCAGCTTTAGGTTTATCACCTACTATTATGAGTTCTTATACAACACCAGCTCAAACATTAGCAGCAGTTGGAGCATCGGAACAAGCAAGATCACAAGCAGATATTAATGAACAAATTGCTAGATTTAATTTTCAACAACAAGCACCAAGTCAAGCATTAAATCAATACGGAAATATTGTAGCAGGTAGTATATTACCACCATCAGTTACATCTTCTTCAACAGGTGGAGGAGTTAGTGATTTAGCAGCTACTACAGGTGGAGCAGCTACAGGTGCAGCTTTAGGTAGTATGTTTGCTTACCCAGGAGCATCAGGAACAGGGTTTATGAGTACATTAGGCCCATGGGGAGCAGCAGCAGGTGCATTATACGGATTATTAAGTAATTAGGAGATTATAAATGGCAACACAAAATTTAACATCAGAAGAATATCAACAGTTAGTAAAGAATCAACCAAATATGTTGGAAAGACAAAAGCTAATAGAAGCAGAAAGAATTAGAAGAATGAATATACCTAATCCACAAGTTAATCAACCTGGATTTTTTAGTAATATATTTGGTGGCCCACAAGCTATTCCACAAACAAGACCACAAGTAACTCAAATGGCATTAAACCAAGCGAGTCAAAATTATAATCCAGCTATGGGTAATCAATATCCAGCACCAGCACCTAATTGGCTTAATGTGTTTGATCCTAATTATGTAAGAAATTTTAATGAACAAGATTCTTTACAAAAATCTTTAGAATCAGGTATAGGTTCTACTTATGATGTAGGTTTACCAAATACAGGAGTAGACACAGGAGATGGAGTTAAACCTACAGACCCTGGTATGCTTGATAAAATGTCAGGATTAGAAATGATGAATTTAATTCAAGGATTACAAGGATTATTAGCACAACCTGATGCTGATATAAGACTAGATACTTCTTCCCCAGGTGCTTCATCAGGATTAAGATTACCAATACAAGACCTGTATTCAGGTCTATTGAAATAGGAGATATAAATGGCATTACCATTATTAGGATTATTAGCAAGTCAAGGAGCTAGATCAATAGCAAAAAGATTAATAAGCACAGGTTTATCGGCAAAAAGAAGCATTAAAATATCAAGAAATTTACAAAAAACAGCAACAGAGTCTTTGTCTAAAGGTAAAATGCCTACTAACTCAGGTTTAATTTCAAAATTATCTAAATCTGACAAAAATTTATTATCTCAAAAAAAATATAGAGATGGTCTTTTAAATCCAACAGTGCCAGGACAACCTATAAATTTATTAGGAAGAACTCCTACAGCATCTACTTATGGTCAAAGAATAGGAACAGGTGGTGAAAGAATAGTTCTTCCAAGAAGAGGTTACACGCAAAGATATAGTGATTCTGGAAAACTTTTACCTGCAATAAGAGGAAGTAATTTACCTGTTCCTGTTAAACAAAATGCTGCTATTGCTAATCAAGCTAACGCAAGTATAAGTAGAGCAGCAATTAATGCACAAAGAGAAGCTGCAATCAAATCTCGACAAGCAGCTTATGGAAGAAGCCCTATAACACAAACAGTAGATAAAGGTTTAGGAAATTATGCTGCTGGTGGTTTATTAACTGGTCTTGGTGTTGCACCAATGTTTATGCCTGGTGGAGAACAACCAACACAAGCTGGTACTATGTCAACAGGAAGATTACTTTCACAAGCACCTCAACAAGAACAAGCACCAGCTATGAGATTTGGAGAAGTATTAAGACCAAGTTCTCAGTCAACAGCTAAAGAAGTTTTAAATGCTGCATTACTTAGAGCAGGATTATCTTTAATGAAACCTACAAGACCTGGACAAACTCCTTTAACACAAGCATTAGAATCAGCATCAACAGTTGCTAGTTCACAAACAAGCTATACAAGTGGAGAACAAGCATTAGCAGCAGGTAAAGTAGCATTAGGTGAAGATGCAAAAATATCTGTTTTCCAAAGATCAGATGGAACATTTGGTTATCAAGGAACAACAGCAGATACTTCTTTAACTGATAATAGTTTTTTTGGAGAACAACCTGAAGGAGATAATGTAACAAAAGAACAATACGATAAAGCTGTTGCAACAATAAAAGCACAATATCCTGATGCTACAGAACAAGATATTAAAGATACATTAGAAGCTAATAATATAAGATATACAGGAGAATAAATTGGCAGTTTTAGATATAAAAATACCTCAGTCAGCAAATAATCAAAAGAAAGGATTAGATATTGATTTGTCTAATGTTTTAACAGGTAATACATTAAAAACTTCTGATTTATTTCCAAAAGATCCTGATATACAACCAACAAGAAACCCACAAGAAGAAGCATCTATATCTCAAATGGGTCTTGCTTTAGGTACTGAAATAGCTATTGGTGAAACAGGAAGAATTGCTGGTGCAACTGTAGCAGGGCCATTAGGTTATATAGTAGGTGGTTTATCAGCAGGTGCTGCTGGTTCATATGTAGCTCAAAGAATGATTAATCCTGACAATATATCTTATGGAAGAATTTTAGCTGACTCATTTATTAACTTAATTCCAGGATCTAAAAGTAAAAAAGGAATGGAAGCTGTTAGTGATGCTGTTGTTAGACAAGGTGGTATTGGTGCTGGAATAGCAGCAGGTGGAGTAACAGTAGAAAAAGGATTTGATGAAGGTCGTATGCCAACTATAGATGAACTTACTAGTGCTGGTTTTACAGGTGCAGCATTAGGTGCTGGGCTAGGTTTAACTGGAGCTATGTTTAGTAAAGTTTATAGTAAAATAGAAGGGTTAGAATCAAGAGATGTTTTAAAACTTATAGAAACAGATAAAGATGTAAAATTACTATCAGATAAAATTAATGGTTTAAGCAAAAAACAATTAGAAACTTTTAAAATAGAAAATGAAGAAGCCTATATTAGTTTTAGAGAAAATTGGGACGATGAAAATATTAGACAAAGATTAATTCAAGATGAAGTAGCTGGTGGATTATATAAAGATGGTGGAATATTAAAAACATTAGGCAAAGATGATGCAGATTATTACTTACAAAAAAGATTAGCAGAACAAAAAATTAAAGACCAAACAGATTTATTAATAGATTCTAATAAGTTAATTAACGATGGTTTAATTAGAAAAGCAGGAATACTTAACAAAACACAAGGAATGGAATCTAGAACTGTTGAAGAACTTTCTAAAGATTTAGACACTATCTTACTTGCTAAATATGCACCTGAAGTAAATAGAAGGCTTGGTGAAAATAATCGTGCTGGAATGAGTAACGAGTCAGCAAAAGCAACTTTAGATAAAATGAAAAAGAATGGAACTTTAGATTTACTAGATACCGAAATAAAGGAATTACAATTTTTATCAAAAAAAATATTAGATACAGCAGAAGGTGGTGGTTTAGTTTCTAAAGAACAAGCAGCTATATGGAGAAAAGAAAGACCTGACTATGTTCCTTTAAATAGAATTTCAGATGAAACAGATATTAAATCATACTTTAATCCTAGAAATGCCTTTGGAGAAGTTAGAACTACAGGTATAAAACAACTTAAAGGAAGCAACTTAGAAGTTGATTCTATTAGAAAAAATATTAACGAAAGCCTAGCACAAACTATAAGGAGAGCAGAAACTAATAAAGCTAATATAGCTTTTAAAAGGTTATTAGATCAGAACAAAGATGTAGCTGACTCTATAGTAAATGTTAGAGCAGACAAACAACCATATTATAAACAAGTAGAAGAAGAAAAATTTCAAGATAATGTAAAACCTAGCGATACAACTTTAAGTGTGTTTGAAGATGGTCAGAGAACATTAATTGATTTTAAAGATAAAACTTTAGCAGAAGCATTTAAAGGCAGACCTAAAGAAGAAATGAATAAATATGTTAAGGCTATTTTTAATGGAGCTACTTGGATAAACAGAAAACTTGGTAGTTTGTATACAAGATATAGTCCTGAATTTATGATTCCAAACTTATCAAGAGATAGAACAGAAGCCTTTGTAAACAGTATGACCAAACTAGGTTTTAAAAGCCCAGTAAGCAAACAAGCAGCACAGTTGTTAAATCCTAAAAATATAGGAACAGATATGAAAACTGTTTACAAAATAGAAATGAAAAAAGCAAAAGCAGAAACTCCTGCAGAAAAAAAACTTTTTGAAGAATATAAAGATTTTAAACAAAGTGGTGGAGCTGTTGGTGGATATGGATTATCTACAGTACAACAAGTAGAAGATAAAGTAGCTAGATTAGCTGACATGACTAAAGATGGAACATTTTTTACAACATCTATGAAACAAAGAATAGATAAAGTTGATGATCTTGTTAATAATTTTAACAAAATGTTTGAAGATGGAACAAGATTTGGTGTATTTAGAATGATGAAAAACCAAGGATTTAGTTCTGATAAAGCTGCATTAGCTGCAAGAAACTCCTCTTTTGACCCAACATTGGGTGGTAAACAAGTAGGTCTTTTAAGGGCAGGTTATTTATTTGCCAACCCTGCTATACAGGCTAACAAAGTATTATTTAAAAATGTATTTAAAACTAGAGAAAATGTAGCTAAAACATTAGGTGGTTTAATGGCCATAACAGGAGCTGTTGATTATTATAATACTTATCAAGATCCTGAATGGAGAGAAAAATTAAAGTCTACAAATGGAAGTAATTGGGTTACTAATAGAAATTTAGTATTTATTACAGGTGAAAACGAAGATGGTGAATTAAATTATGTATCTTTACCTATAGGTTATGCTTTAGTTCCTCTTAAAGTTTCTATGGATAAAGTACAACAAGCTATTAGACAAGACCTTAACCAAGAGCCAGGAGCTGTAGCAAAAGAAATAGGAGAAGAATTTTTTGACACTTTAAGTCCTTTTGGTGGAAGTCCTGTTCCTACACCTTTAAGACCTTATAGTGAATTAATAGCTAACGAAGATGGTTTAGGTAGAGCCATTAGACCTGAATGGTTAGAAACTAGAAATATGCACAGTTCAGAAAAAGTATTTCCTTGGACAGCACAAACTTATGGTGGTGAAATGGCTATGAATTTAGCTGATACTGCAAAAAATCTAGGTTATGAAGTTAGCCCCGAAAGTTTAAAATATTTAGCAGCAACATATTTTGGTGGCCCTGGACAATTTTTACAAAGAATACTTAATGTAACTAGTAAAATTTATAATGGTCAAGATTTATCACCAAGAGATTATCCTATAGCTAGAAGATTTTATGGGGAAAGCTATGATGAAGTATTTGCTGCAAGAGCAGGTAAGTTTTCTGAAATAGAACAAATACAAAAAGAAGATAATACTGAAAAAGCTAGAAATGGAAGATTAGCTTATGACATTTTTAAAAGAATGGAAGATGCTAAACCAAATGAAAGAAGAAAAATATTAGCAGATGAGGTATTAAAAAACCCTGAAAATATGAACGAGCAAGTTATTAAAGGAATAACTAAAAGAATTAAGAATAAACAAATGGGTCTTACTTCTGCTGATGCTAGGGTTAAATCTTTAAGTATAAATAAAAGAGCAGAATATTTAGCAGATCAAATGCAAACAATGACTATACCACAAATACAAAAGTATATTAAAGACCAACAAAACAAAGGTATTTTAACTGATAATGTTAAAGAAGTATTGGTTAGACTCAGACAATTTCAAGATATTAAATTAAGGAAAACAGAATGATACCAATGGAACTAATATCAATGCTTGGATCTACTGTACTAGGTGGCGTGATGTCTATTATGGCACAGAAAGGACAAGCTGAAGCTGAAAAACAAAAGATGCTGATGCAACGAGCAGGATTTGCAGCAAAACAAACCGACAAAGCTCGTGATGTTAAAGATGCTCACACTAAGCATACTCGTAGATGGATAGCTTTAATGTGTGTATTTAGTATTATTGTAGTACCTATTATTGCACCTATCTTTACTGACGTTAATGTTATCTATCAGATCGTAACCGAAGCAGATAGTGGTTGGTGGATATTTGGTTCTACCTATGAAACATCTGTTTGGAAAGAAAGTAATTCAATTTTTATAACAAGTCTACAATCACACACTATATTCTCAATTATTGGGTTATATTTTGGTGGTTCTTTAACTAGGAAATAACATGGTAGCAAAAAGATATCAAAACAAAACTGGTGGCTTAAACGAAGCTGGTAGAAAATATTTTAAAAGAACTACAGGAGCTAATCTTAAAAGACCTGTAACAGGTAAAGCACCCAAAGGTTCTAAAGCAGCAGGAAGAAGGGCTAGTTTTTGTGCAAGAATGGGTGGTGTTAAAGGTCCTATGAAAGATTCTAAGGGCAGACCTACAAGAAAAGCCCTAGCACTTAGGAAATGGAAATGTCGCAAATCATAAGTAAGCAATGCTTATGGGTAATGCTGGTTTTAATATTAGTCTATGGCGTAGCTGATGCAATAGGTGATGTAACAAGCTCAGGATCTACAACTAATACCCAATCTAATAACGCAGGATCTAACACAGCAATTACAGGTGGGTATGAATCTAGTACTACATATCAATCAGGCTCATCTTCTAACACTACTACGAATAACGAAACCAATAACAGCACAAATACTAAAACTGCTGTAAACC